CATTCCTGGTGATACTTCACCAATATACTTGTTCAATGGTTCTGGAAGTATTCTCCTTAAAAATTGAGTTTTACCACTGTTTTGATTGCCCTGAAGAATTAACATTAATGGTGAATGGTGGCCGTGGATGGAAGCAATCATTGCAACAAGCCATTTTGTAAGAAAGAATTCGGCAAATTCAGCATCAATTGTTTTTATGGTGCTTGCAATTGCTTTAATGTGTCCTGTTGAAGTGTAATCTGCATTTGAAGCAATAAATTCTAATAAAGGATTAAAAGAAGGTATAAAATTGGAATGTATAAGTTTGTCAAATATGCTGAACTGCGCTTTTGGAATTACTTTTAAAATTGCAATATACATTGAATTAATTTCTTCTTCTTCTTGTGGTTTTGTTTGATTCTCAATTAACTGCGTAATAATGTTTTTCTTTAGATCGTAATTAGAACGAATAAACAATTCCATTTGACTAACAATGTCAAGTTGATCGGATGCCTGATTACTTGAAGCGGATATTTTTTCAATTGTTTCTGGTTGGACTTTGATTCCTTCAAACTTTTCTAAATTGTTACTAATGGTTTGTGGTGTAAGCCCTGCAGATTTACCTTGCTTTGCAGCTTGTATTATTTTCTTGCTGGAAGGTGAATGGATTTCTATGCCTGCTTGTTTTGCGTAATAATAAAATGTATTAATGCGCACCTGGTTAGAACCGCTTGCCTTTAACATTGAATCGTACTGCTTATCACATTTATCAGCATCGTATTTACTTGAATGCTGGGAAACAAGGTGAAAATATTCCCTTCCATTCTCATTAAATTGATGAGAAATTGCAAAACCAATTCTTAACCATTCATGGTAATTTTCACAAAGATTAATTCTATTTGCTGTAATTTGATTTAAAATACTTTTAAAATCGTCATCCAAAAAAACCACATTATCAATTTTGCGTGGTGCTTTCTTTTCAGGATAACGTTCAAATAGTTCTGCAAATTGATTTATAAAAATATCTGGATCATAACTTGTATAACGTGGTCGGCTAACATTTACAGAAGTAGGATCAACAATTATATTATACTCATTGTATAAATATTCAGAAATACCTGCAAATGCTTCGCGGTGACGCGTTCCTTTTATTTTAAAAAGTAAACATAAGCCACGTCCAGAAATAGAAACAAAGCAAGAATAAACATATTTATCGGTCCTTAATAAAGCTTTAACAGCATTAAGATTTTCTACATTGTCAACATCAATAGAAATAAATCCTGAATGCTTTTCAAGTTTATCATCTTTAAGTTCTGAAAATGTTCCCGCAATGGTTACTGTTGGTGCAAGTTTCTTTTTTTCATTGCGCAAAGCTTTATCTTCAATAGCCCTAATAGGCAAAACAATATCTTGCCACCTACCATTCCTTATTCCTTCAAGAAATAAATCAAGTGCAATAGTGTTATTTGATTTAGTGTCATTTGCATTCTTGTAAAATGATATATTTATAGCCATGATGGAAATAAGTTAGTGATTGGTTGAATTGGTTGGATGACTAATTTGGGGGATTGCAATTTACATAATTCTTCTTCAATAAATTCTGTAATAAGTTTCTTGTGGAAAGCATTGTACTTTTTGCCCATTGCTACACACCATTTTTGCGCTTCTTTTTCGTATGCATCCACAAGTTTAACTTTATCGTGGTTAGGTGAATTTTTAATTATTCGTTCACCAATTTTGTAGAAAGAAGCAAATTGTTTGTGTCCAAGTTTCTGGGAATGGGAAATAAACTTATCAATGTCAATTCCTTTAGTAAGAATTTTATATTCTTCAGAAACTTCATCTTCAGGTGCAATTTCTTTAACAGGAAACACAAATTTACACCATTTACATTCACGCGCTTGTGCTGCAATAATAGCATCACATTTTGGGCAAGATTTGCAAGGGGCAACACCTGCATTTTTACGGGGCTGTGGTGGATTATAAAAAATATCCTTCCAATCTCTATCGTCGGACCAGTCACCAAGGTTGACTGCATTTGCTCCCATGTCCAGGATAAAGAAAATTTCCTTATTTGGAAATATTCGGCCACCTCTACCTGTAATTTGCAGCCAAAGTGAAAGGGACATAATTGAACGGTTGACAATAATTGCTTCAATAGAAGGTTCATCAAATCCTTTAGTCATTTTTCCAACGCTGCAAAGAATAGCATCTGGTGTTGACTTTAACCAAAGTAATATTTGTGAGTATTCAAATTTGGAAACATTTTCAGCATCGACATGCTTACAGTTATATCCAGCTACAACAAAATACTTACATACCTCAACAGAGTGCGAAACGTTGCAATTAAAAATAAGTGTCTTTTTGCCTTTTATAAACTTCTCGTAATACTTTAAGGTGTTTTTAACGTGTTTTGCCTTTGAGAATTCGCCACCCATTTTTGTAGAATCAAAGTCACCACCTTTAACTGCTAACTCATTACGATCAACAACATCTTTTGGTGCAATGGTCAAATTTTGGCAAAGTTTACCTTGCTTAATTAATTCGCTGATTTGTGGACCAACTACTATTGTTTGGTAGATGTCTTTTAGTGGTAACTTTTTATCAGCTGAAATAGGTGTTGCTGTAAATCCAATTATCTTAACTTCAGAAGTAAATGTGTGTGCTTTGTGCAATGTCGCAATGTGGCATTCATCCACAATTCCAAGTCCAATGTTGGATGGCATTCTTTTTCCAACTGAATTGATCATGGCAATGTAAATACGATTTTTTGGAACTTTCTTCATCCCGGCCAATATTGGTTGTGCAGAAATGCCAAAACAATTAAATATTGTAGTCCTGGTCTGTTTAACTAAATCTTCACTATCCACGTAAATTATTACATCTTGTATGCTTTTGCGTATAAAACGTTCTGCAATAAAGGAAAACATTACAGTCTTACCCGCACCTGTTGCAGCTTGCACAAGTATAGTGTCATTTTTGATTGTGGCACGTATTGCATCATTTATAATTTGTGATTGGTAATTATATGGTTGCATTTTGAAATGGCTTAGAATGTTGAATATTTAAAATAGGATTATGTAACTTTATTAAATTTCGTTCTATTTCCAAAACTTTATCTATTGTTCTTTCACCAGTACAAAACCATAATACATTATTAAAAACTTTTTCATCATCTCTTAAATGTTCAATAAGTCTTTTTCTAATGTTTTTTGACATTCCGATATAAACAAGTTTATCATCATTAAAAAGGTGATAAATTCCCATGCAATTTGGAACCATATCTTTTCCATATCTAAATATTAATGTTTGTAAGTTAAATGGGCATCCAATTACTTCTCCATTGACCACAAATGGATTTTCTAATCTAAAACCTTCAGTTAAAAATTCACCAATGTATTTTTCTCGTTCAAGTTTTAAGCCTTCAGTATTACTTGCTTCAATAAATAAATTATGAAGTCTAAATAAGTCGTTTGTTTCCATAGTTTGATTGGTTTTTAAAAGCCCCCACAATTTGCAGGGGCTTGTTTAATTAAAATGGTAAATCTGGTGAAGTTGCAATTGGTGGTTGTGTCGGTGCAGAAATCGCAACAAGTGTTCCTGACTTCTTTCCGTTTCCAACATAAACTTTACCTTCAGCATCACGCATTTCTTTTTTAGAATTAAGCTGTACTGAAACATTGTTTCCATAATTATCTACTTCATCATTATTCCAGATTGTTACATTTACATAAGTGCGCCCGTTTGAGTGCTTTGTAAATGCGCTGTGGTTTGGATTTTTAGCAAGTTCTTCCTTAAATTTTGTAAGGTCAATTGATACATTAGCAAATAGTGCCATTTTATTTGTTCCCTTTTCCGAAGGGTGCGGTTTTAGTTTGTTAAATTGGAGTGCCGTATTTAGTTACCATATAATTCCACCAATCGGCATTTGGCTGAATTAATTTTGTTTCAATTACATTGTGCTTGTTTGCTTTGTTGTAACTTATAATCATTGCGTTTTTGCATCCTGTTGCAAGTGCATAACCACTAAGTTGTTTGTCATATCCAAACCTTTCAATTGCAGGTTCTAACTTACCGCCCAATATCTTTAGGTCAACAATTAACTTACCTTTATAAATTAGGTCTGTACGGCCTTTATAATTTAAGTACATGCCATTGTGTTCAAATCTGCAAGTAAATGCAAGTTCGGGTTCCATGTACTTAATAAAGGGCTGATAAATCTCTCTAATCTTAGTTGCAATTTTATTTACCTCAACATGATTTTCCCAATCATATTTTTTAGGTTCCAAGATAAAATTGTGGACACGTGTACCAAGCTTCATTCCTTCTGTTGCAATTACTGGTTGACCAGATTCTAACATTTTAATTCCTGAGAATGAATACCCCTTAATTAAAAGGTATTCATCAAAGTCAAGTTCTGAATAGTATTTTAAGTCTTTTACTTGCATATTTCGCTGTATAAAATCCCCTTGTAAGTTTCTCCTGTTTCGCTGGCATGCTTAGAAATTGCAGTTGCCATTTGCCCAATGGATAAATTGTCCCATGTTTTAACACGAACGTATTTTATAAGTGTTGGCATGTTAGCAATAAAATGTGTCATTATAAGTTGCGCCCATTCAGGAGAATTAACAATTTCAATCTTTAGTTCTACCTTAATTTTTGGCGTTTCAACAACAGGTGTGCTTGCATTGCTAATTAAAGTGTTAATTGCTGTTTCCGCTTCTAATTTATGCGCAATTTCTTTAGCAGCAATCTTTGCATCCAATTCGCGCTGTTCAATTGCAGCAGCAGCGTTTGCAAGGTCTGATTCGTAATTAATAAAAATCTGTGGCAACATTGCAATTTTATTTTCCAAGATGTCATTGTATTTTGGTTGCTCCACTTTTACAAACAATTCTTGCATTTGTTCTTTGGTAATTATTGCAGGTGTAAACTTTCTAATTGAATCCAGTTTAACACCGCGTAAATTAGTTTCTAACAATTCCAAGTGTGGCGTTGGTGTACCCGAACTTAAATTAGCAGCATATCCAGTATCAATTGAATTATTTAAGTCCTGAATGTATTTGGATTCA